AAGAGATATTAAAAAACAAATTGCTAAAGATACTGTGGATACAATTAAACAACAAAAAGAAGAAGAGAAAGAAAAAGAGATAGAAGTAAAAGATGTTAAAGTTGAAGAAAATGTATTTACAAAAGAATGGTGGGACGATATTATAACTGAAGTATCAGCAAAAACAAAAAAATTCAAACAAAAGTTAATGAGAAGAGGTATCAAGATAAGATACGATAAAGAAAAAGCTCAACAAGACTTACAACAAAAATATGGTGGACAAGGTGAGGTTGTTGGTAAAAAGTTTGGATTGAGAAAAGCTTATTATGCAGTTCCTAAAAAAGGATTTAAAAAAGACACAAAACCAACGATTACCATTACTAAAAAAGAAATGGATAAATTACATACAGATAAAAAGATTGAAAAAGGTAATTTAAGAGTATTGTATAAAGAGGGATTATTAATGGAAGGTGGTGCTTACGGACATATGGCACATCCATTTGATGACAAGGATTTAACCTTTGGTGATTTAAAGAAAATTATAGAAAGTGGTTTAGGTGGAACATTAAGTCGTGAAGATGGAGTTACAGAAAAACTTGATGGACAAAACATTATGATAAGTTGGAAAGACGGAAAACTTATAGCGGCAAGAAACAAAGGACATATTAAGAATGGTGGTAAAACCGCATTAGATACTAAAGGAATTATTAGTAAATTTAAAGGTAGGGGTGATATAAGAAATGCATTTGTATATGCTATGAAAGATTTAGAAAAAGCAATTAAGACATTATCACAAAAACAAAAAGATAAGATATTCAATGAAGGACAACATTGGATGAATTTAGAAGTAATGTGGCCAGCATCAGCTAATGTTATTGATTATGATAAAGCTGAATTAGTATTTCACGGAGCATTAATATACGATGATAACGGAACTGTAAAAGGTGAAGTAAAAGGTAGTGGTAGAATATTAGCTGGAATGATTAAACAAAGAAATCAAAACATTCAAAAGAAATATAAGATAGGAAAACCCGTATTTTTAGAAGTTCCAAAACACCAAGATTTTGGAGCAAAAAAAGATAAATTTATTGGTAAATTAAATAAATTAAAAAGTACTTATGCATTAAAAGATAAAGATACATTGGCTCTTTATCACCAATCATATTGGGAAGAATATATTTACAACGCATCTCAACAATTTGGATATACAATTCCAAATAAAATTTTAGAAAATCTAACTAAACGATGGGCTTTCTTTGATAAGTCATATAAGATACCAACAATAAGAACAGATTTAAAAGAACAACCAGAATTTTTAGAATGGGTATTAAAAACAGATAAAGAAGACCATACTAAAATGGTTAAAGAAAATATGAAACCATTTGAAACATTATTTTTTGAAGTTGGTGCAGAAATATTAAAGAATGTAAAAGGATTTATGGCTGCAAATCCAGATAAAGCAGTTCAAGGAATTAGAAAAAGATTAAACGCTGCTATTTCAAATGTTAAAGCTGGTGGTGATAAAAAGAAATTAAATACATTAAAATTACAATTAGATAAATTAAATAAAATTGGTGGTGTAGACGCAATCGTACCAAGTGAAGGAATTGTATTCAAATATAAAGGAAAAACATACAAATTTACAGGTGCATTTGCACCAATTAATCAAATAACGGGCTTAATGTCATTTTAGCGCATATTTATATGTGTAAAATAAGAGGTAAAAATGGGTAAGAATTTACAAAAAGTTAAGGATATGGTAGATGGAAAATTTGGGGGATTTAAAACCCAAGTTGGATATGGTGACCAAGATGTTGCACCTGTCAGAAAAGTTGGTGATAAGTGGACAGATAGTGAAGGATATGAGTGGGAACAAAAAGAAGGATACAAATTGAAAAATTCAACTATGCCTGCTGTTGGTATTTTTCATCAAGTATGTGAAGATTGTGGAACAAATTGTAGTGTAGATAAAAGACATAGAACTTCATTTGTTAAATTTAACAAATGTTTTTATTGTCAAATTGATTTTGAAATGAAATTAAAAAGTTTTCCAGGTAAGTGGCAGGCTTGGGTTAGATTACAACAATTAAATAATATGGATGTGATTGAAAAAGAAATGGTTGAAGCTTTAGAAGATGATGCGAAAGTTGATAGTAAGATAAAAAGTGAGATGAAGAATCAAGCTGTCGCTAATGCATTAGCTAATTGGGAAACAGAACAACAAATAGAATTTAATAAGAATTTAACTAAATAAAATGAGGGGTAGATTTGAATATTATAAACAAACCTTATCTCTTAGAAAGAAAAGAATACTTAAAAGTTATAAAAATAGTAAGAGAATGAAGTTTAATGTACTGAAAAAAACAGTATATAAAAAATATGATAATAAAAAATTAGTAACTAACTTAAATGACGAAGTTAAAGTTATCCATACAAAATTTGGAAAAGAACTTCGAAAAAAACACATAGGAGAAATAAAATGACAGAATGGGTATTAGCAAATTGGGAATGGATAATGTTAGGATTTTATACATTAGAAAAAATCGTAAAATTATCACCAAGTAAAAAAGATGATATTATATTCGACGCAGTAATTAAACCTGTATGGGATAAATTACCATTTGGTAAGTAACAATGAGAAATAAAAATAAAATAATAAATGAATTATCTAATGTCGTTGAAGAATCTGACGCTATTTGGGAAGATATAATCGATGAAATGCAGAGAAAAAAAGTAATTCGTAAAGGTAAACTTGTTAAGAAATTAATGTGTAAACCTGGTAAAAAAGCTTTGGGTAATAAGTGTGTAGTTATGAAAGCGGCTGAAAAAGCTAAAAGAAGAAGAATGGCTAAAAAGGGTGCTATCAAACGAAAAGCTAAATTTGGTAAAATACTTAAAAAAAGAGCTAAAGCTTTACGAAAAAGAAAAACTGCAGGTTTAGATAGATAGGAGTTATATATGAAAAAATTATGGGGATGGATTGTTGGAATCTTTACTTTTATAATTGGAATACTTGTATTGTCAGGTAAAAAAAATAAAAAAGTAAAAGAAATAAAGAGTAATATAAAAGATAATAAAAAGAAAACAAAATCTATTGATAAAAAAATAGAAGGTGTTAAAGAAACTGATGAGTATCTTAAAAAAACTCTTGCTGAAAAGAAAAAACAAACAAAAAAACTAAAAGAATCAAAAAAGAAAATTAAACCTAAAAAGAAATCTTCTTCAAAAGCTCGTAGTAAACTGAAAAAGATAGGTAAGGGGAGAAAGTAAATTATTAATTTTATGGGAAATAGAAGACCTAAAAGAATTAGGTCATATTCTTCTAAAAGAAGTAGGTATAGAAAATCTCCAAGTGGTCAGATAAATAGAGATGTGTATTCTAAATATAATAGAACTGGTAGACCTATTGTATTTTCTAACAGACAGACAAAACAAATGATGTCGACAAGTGGTCAAACTACAGTTAGAAAAAGAATGAATAATACTAACAAAGGTTTACGAAACTTAAATAGGAATATATAATGCCATTTACTAAAAGAAGAGGATTACGACATACATATAGAGAATTAAAACCTCGACAGGTTAAAAAACAATCTATAAGTATTCCCAGTAATACAAGAATTAGGTCAAATTCTAAAGATGACGCTATAATAAATACAAAAAGTCAAGTTAGAAATTTAAAATTTTCAACTAAAAGAAAAAATGAACCTGTAGAAGATATTATAGATGTGAAAACAGGAAATTTAAAAATACCTTGTTGGATAACTGGAGAATGTAATGGTTAAAAAAATTATATCAATATTATTGATTTCTTTTTTAGTGCCTCAAGAACCTTGTACTGGTACTTGTTACACCGAAGAAGAAGAACAGAATATTGAACAATATATCAATGAATTAGAACAAAAAGATAGTATTAATGTAAAATTAATTGAAAGTTTGAACTCTGAAATATATATGTATATACAGAAAAACAAAAATGATAGTTTATGGTTAGATTTACAAATTAAAAAGAATAAATTATTAGATAATAGAATAGAATTATATGAAGATTTGGTGAAAGAAGTAAAACCTAAATGGTACGAAAACAAATGGTTATGGTTTGGGTTGGGTGTAGTATGTACAGCTGGTTCAGTTAAATTAGCAGGTGAAATAATAGATTAATGAGTGATAAACTAAAACAAGTAATTCAACAAGAATATAAGAATTGTGTATTAGACCCAATACATTTTATGAGAAAGTACTGCACAATACAACATCCTACTAAAGGTAAAATAAAATTTGATTTGTATGATTTTCAAGAAAAATGTATGCAAAGTTTTAAAGATAATGATTACAATATAATATTAAAGTCTCGTCAGTTAGGTATTTCAACATTGACAGCTGGATATTCTTTATGGTTGATGTTATTCAATTCAGATAAAAACATTCTTGTTATTGCGAAAGATAAAGATACTGCAAAAAACCTTGTAACAAAAGTAAGAGTAATGTATGCTGGGTTACCATCTTGGTTAAAAACAGCAGTAGACGAGGATAATAAATTATCATTAAGATTTAAAAATGGTTCACAGATAAAAGCAGTTGCTGCTACAGGCGAAGCTGGTCGTTCAGAAGCACTATCACTCCTTGTTCTTGACGAGGCGGATTTTATTGATAAGGTAGATTCAATATGGACTGCGGCTCAACAAACACTTGCAACTGGTGGTAATTGTATTGCTCTTTCTACACCTAATGGTGTGGGTAATTGGTTTCATAGACAATGGATGGATGCTGAAGCTGGTAATAATAACTTTAATACTATAAGACTTCATTGGACAGACCATCCTGATAGAGATGAATCTTGGAGAAAAGAACAAGATAAGATTTTAGGACCTTCTCAAGCATCACAGGAGTGTGACGCTGACTTTCTTACTTCTGGGCAATCAGTAGTTGACCCACAAATTTTACAATGGTATAAGGATACAATGGTTGAAGCACCTGTTGAAGAGTTAGGAACGGATAGAGGTTTATGGATATTTAGACAACCTGATTATACAAAAGAATATATAGTGGTTGCCGATGTAGCTCGTGGTGATGGAGCAGATTATTCAGCATGTCAA